AGCATGTCAACTTGGCTACGATTTTGAAGCGATCCAACTACCCCAAAGGCAGCCCAAACCCCTAATTCGATTTTTGACCGGTATTTACCGGGAATAGATCGAATTAACGATAGAACAGTGCTAGAGTTAGGTATGTAACCTTTAGTTACCCCTTCATGCAACAACGCACCAATGGTAATAGGTTTTCTCATAGTGGCAAGGAGTAATCCCGGCCCTATAGGAGAATAATCTACACCTTCGGAAGTCATCCATCGTTTGGCAAATTCAACTATATCGTTAGATACAACTGATTTTCCCATGTTGATAGAGACCCCTAAAAGGTCCATTAATTTTAAGTACTCGGAAGCTACATCGTCATGTTTAATAACGATATCGTCTCCCAGCACAGCGTAATTGGTGAAGTTAGGAACTCCAGCCCTCTGAGCAGATATTTGAACTATCACGTGATGTGTTAGCGCAAGCATTGCCCAAGAAGAATAGGCTCCCATTGGCTGACCAACCTCGTACTTTATGTACTGAGATCGGAAGAACCAAGGTAAGTCAAGCAATTGTCTCCAGATGTCACTCTTAACACCTAAGGTGTCAAGAATCTGACATTGAAGATCGATTGGTAACCTATCTGTCGCAGCTGTTAAATCAAAACAGGAGAATTTATGATCATCCTTAACATCAAGTAATAACTTGAGAGGTTTAGTCTGATCAAAAGTTCCATCCATTGGGATTTGACGAAGCGATCGGAATATGGTTTCATGAAGGGGTTTAAGAGCAATCTGGATCCAGAAATTTGTTATTGCAACAACTCTGGCTTTCCCAGCTTGATCATAAACCACCGACAGTCGACCTAAATGGAGCGGTTTCATAAACCGTAGTCCAATTAAAATGATATATACAGGACCTGCCCATAGTATTAAAACTATGAATTGGATCAAATACCCGTAAGATTTGGTAATAAAACAAATCTTAACGAATGCCCATGCGTGGCGAGGGTAGAGGATAAATGCTAATGCATCTATTCCAGCTCCCCAAGTCGCGACATGAGAATTTGGACCAGCAGATTCTGA